CGCCATTTGAATAATCAAATTGGTCATGTGCCCATTCAATGATAGTAGGATTAATTAATGTGTACTGTACAAAGTTGCCTCTGTTAAGGCCGTATATCTTAATGTCTTTAAAGAAATTTGGTTTATAATCGCTTGGCCCAGTTCCTTGATAACCCCATTCATTAACACTACGTAAATTATCGTAAATGTCTCTGCGGTTGTAATCAAACGGGCCATTACTTAAACCAGTACTGGTGTCTGTACCAATACCATCATAACTGTGTTTTGCGTCAGAGAAGTAATAGGTATAATAATTATACCACATACTGCGTACTAAATCACTGCCGTCGTCGTGGAACGAAATATTTAACGGCGAGTATTCAATTTTAGTTTGTATATGACGTTTGCGATTGTACTGGTTTAGCTCAGATGTTTCAATATTGAACCGCGGCAAGTCGGCGGTTTTGACCATCATACCAATAGTAGCTCTATCAGTAGCCGAGGACCCTAAGGCCTGAGCTAAACCAGGAATCACATCAGTGTTTATTGTAAAATAAACGTGGAATAGGTATTTGGTTTGCGGCGCAAGTGCATATCCGTCCGACAAGAACGTTTTACTTGCGTGCTTATAATCCTTTAAGTAGTCGCTGCCAAATAGTCCTTGTACAAAACCACTGCCAGAACCACTTAGTAAATTACTAAGTGTGCTACCAAATCCCATTGTTTATTAACCAGTAACTACTGAACCTAATGTACGTCCTACATTTGTACCTAAACCACTTTCTAGCGGAGTTTGTAGTGCGTTATCAAAGCGGATGTTTAATCCCATTGTAACAGGAGCACTTTCGCTATATGCTAAATCGTTGTAGTTAACGCTGGTTAGATAGCAACCATATAGTTCCCAAGTTTCTAGTACGTTTGCTTCGTTAGCACCATTGCCACCATCTAAGATTTCACAACGTGTAATGAACTTGTAGTCAATACCAGAAGCAGCTGAACTCATTTCCATAAAGTCAAATTGTTTCTGTAGCTGTTCGCCAACTAATTTAGAAACGTTGCCAGCAGCATCGTCACGTAAATTAACTGTAGTATCTTCCCAAGAATGCTTACCAGCCATGCGTACTTTTGAGTTGTAGATATCGATTGTAATATCATCAAAACTTACGCTTGGGCGAGCAAAGTCAATTACTTGTTTTGTTAGTTCTGTACGTGGTGTTGATACACCAAAGTTTTCAAAAATAATGCGAAAGCGATATTTTAGCTTTGGCATTAATAGACCTTGAGTCGAGGATGATTGATCACTCGCTAAAGGTACTGTCATTCTAGTTAATGATGAAACCGCCATATTATGTTTCTCCTAATAAGTTTATATGTTATTATTTATCCTGAACCAGGAGGCAAAAAAAGGGGGTCAATTAAGACCCCCTTGAAGTTAGTAGAAAGAATGATCTACTTTTTATAAGCCTGCTGCAATAGAACCGGTGTTCTTAATACGTACTGGAATATAGACGTATTCGACTGCCTTAACTGGTTCAATAGCAATGTCAACATATAGCTCATTACGATCAATACGTGCTGCTGTGTTGTTTGATTCATCACACACAACTAGATAATCGTAAATACCACGTTTTGCGATTAGGTCATTCATTAAACCTTCAATCTGGTTCTTGATTTCGTCGCGTGTTAGCTTGTCGTTTGGTTCAAAGATGAATCCTTTAGCGATCGATTCAACTTGATCACGTACAAATGCTACTAAACGTGCAACGTTAATGCGATCTAATGCTGTACCGCTAAGTGTAGTCTTGTTACCATAGTTAACTAGACCAGTACCTGGAATAAAGGTTAATGGGTTAACATTATTTTCGTATAGTGTGTCACGTACTGCTGAACGGTTAGCAATTTGTACAAACGCACCAGTTTGTGCATTTACATATCCTAACGAGCTGACGTTATCAATTGTACCACGGCGTGTGCCTGCTGGTGCTAACCATGGGTAACCAATTTCGTCATTACGTACCAATGTGCGAATCATCATATGCGATGCTGGAACAACTACTGTGTTGCCACTTAGGTCATTAGTCTGTCCTGATGGATAGAAAACGCCTAAGTAACTATCAGCTACTGCTAAACCATCGCCTGTGCTTAAACCATTACCTGAGTTATTAGTTGCCCAGTCAATTAGGCTTGCACCTGAGTCATCTAAACGTAGCGGAGTGTCGCCTACAACGAAACCAGTATTATTACGATCGTTGTTTAGAGATACCAAGTTTGGAATTAATTCCGGATAACCTGGAGCAGCAATAATGTTAAACACACGCTGTTCTTCGCGAATCTCTGTATTAGCATCTACACCGCTTTGCATTGCACGAGTAACAATACGACGCTGTGCTTGACGACCTGCATACATTGAGCCATCATTCTTGTTACCAGATGCACTTACCCAGCAGTTAGTTTCTGTTGGTAGAGTTTCGCCTGGGTAATCAGTTGCGTTAAAGTGATTTAGTACAAACTGCTTAACGTTGTAACCTGAACGACGTGTATTAAACAATAATGTACCTGCTGGATAGTTAGCAGCTTCTGGTGCATCGAGATCTAGATAGTTACTAGATAGTAAGCTAGCAATAGTTGGAATGCTATCTGTAATAGGATCAATTGTTCCTGCTGTACCCCAGCGAGCGTCGCCAAATACAACACCGTTTTCAGTTGTGCTATCTGTGTTATCAATTGATACCCATTGATCAACTCCATCAACTGCTTCCCAACGCTTAATCATTGGATAGTTTTCTAGATCCGAGCTGTCGATCCACAAGTCACCATATACAAGTGCTGTATCGTCTGATTGTGTAGTAGGTGCGCTAGCAGAAATCTGCGGACCTGCTGGATCAGTTGCTGTTAGATCAAACCCACGAACATCATTAGAAACGTTTAAATAACCTTTCCAGTTACTGCCATCGTGGATCATAATATCAACTTCGTTGATTGTGCTGTAATACCAATAAGTACCGTCTGTTGGATCTTGTCCTGGAGCAGTGCTATTAGCTGAGTATGAAGTACCGTCTGGGTCTTCCATTGGAATCCAGTTACTTAAAATAATACCTTCGTTAGCACCGTCAACAACACGTGTAGTAATACCATCAACAGTTGTTGCAAAACCAGCATCGGCAACAGGAGTACCTGTCGCATCAACTAGGTGAATTACACCACCTTGTGTATGAGTAATACGGATAGCACCTGTTGTTAAAACTTCAGCAGAAGTATTTGCTACGCCTGCTGCTAAGAATGCTGCAACAAAGTCTGCTGCACCAGTACCTGCTAATGTAGCAGTAACAGGGCTTGTCATTGTTGAACTACCCTTAACACTTGCACTAATAGTAAATGTTTCAGCTGAAGTAAAAGTTGGGCTAGTTGTGTTACCAACGATTGCAGTAGAACCGCTTGCTTGACGTTGGAATAGTTTTAATGTTGCAGTATTATTTTCGTTAATATCGTAACGTGCATAAGTTGCACCAACTGCTAATGCACTACCACCATTGCTTGGATCTAACCCGTAGTTAGCAGTTTCGTCGTTAGCATACACTGGGCAACTCTGCGATACAAAGCTACCAATGGTGCTGTCGTATTTTTTAACTGCTAGGCTAGTACCTAGGTTAACGTTAGTTGTCTTAATCCATACTGATCCAGTTGGACGCGGTACAGAATCTGTGCTTCTCCAACGTGGAATTGATGTATGTGCTGATTGTTGCAATACAGGAGCATAATAAGTACCTGCTGTAATACCTAAGCTAGCTAGCGGAGTACCTGAACCATTAGCAATAGTAACGCTAATATCTTCTGAACTCAAGTCATCGCCTGCACCAGTTTCAACATGAATTGCTAGTTTACTGCTTACTGCCGAAGCGGTAACGCCTGTAATAGCAGCACCGTTGATATCATCAACGGTAGTTGCAAGTGTTGTTCCAGTTAGGCTGATTGTAGTACCGTTAATAACAATACTATTACCTGCTGTTACAGTTGGCGAGCTGGTAGATCCTAAAATTGTATTTAAACTTGCTTTCCAATCATCCGAGCCAATTAGTACCCAATCATTACTTGAATTCTTATAGTAAATTGGATTGTTTACATTTGTAGCAACAACAGCGTAACTACCAATTGTTCCTAGAGAATCTTTAGGAACACCAGCGGTTAAGTCGCTAGAGTTAGTAATAACCAATGGTGTTTTGTTAGTGAATGTTGCTGTCGATGAGCTCCATTCAAAAATACCCCATTGTGTTGATAAGGTATCTAACCACCAAGTACCGTTGTCTGGGTTGCCAGTTGGGCGTGATAGACTAGCAGCTAGTTCAGCTAAGTCAACATCGACACGCTGAATATAAGCGCGGTTGCTAACACCTAGTACTGAATAAGCAGCTAGTAAGCCATATTCATTTAATTCATAACCGTTGATTGGAGTACCAGCGGTTGTGTTATAGAAGAATGGATTACCAAAAGTATTCACAAGTTCTCTTTGACTTGTGATGAGATAAGTAGCGTTAGCGTTTGAAGCTAATGTGCCAGCAGCAACTCCTGTGCCTGCTGCGTTAACTTTATTCTGTGCTGTAGCAATTAGAATAAAAGGAACGCTATTTGTAGCAGACGAGCGGTATGCGCTTTCATCGATAATTGAAACTT